ACAATAGGCGAACGCCCGCCAGCCGGAAACGCTGAATTGACGCTCTGCTTCGTATTCTTCAGCTCTCGCCTGAGGTCTCTTGTGTCAGCTTTGATCTGAACAATTAGTTCATCTACTTCTTTGGCCATCAGTCGGGGTGTAACTCCATCAGTTCCTCAAGCTCGCTCCTCGACATTGCTGATGACTCACTTTTGCCACCATTGAACTCAGAGAAGCCTGATATCGCTCTATAAATTTCCACAGGTGCCATGTCCCAGAACTCGCTTGGCTGTATGCCTATCATTCCGACACAGACCGAATAAAACCTTTCCCATGGAATAGAGTCATCGGCCCCTGCTACTTTTTTTCAGTGTCCTCCGCGTTAGGGTCACTAAGGGTTGCCACGAGTAGTTGAGCCACAGCCGCAGAACATGCCACGATGCCTGAGGCAGCGATCATTTTCTTGATGTCGTTGTGCGTTAAGTCCTGACCACCGCCGCGCAAAGCGTGATACAGAACAACAGAAAGCTGACTGAGACGAATGTCTGCATCAGCTATTCTCTGAGTCAAAGCCAACACACCTGTGTCTAGCTCTGTCTCAATCTTAATGAGTGCGTCTACTGTCAATCGGCAAGGATGGGTTTCCCCTCCCAGCTCAATCTGTATCTCGCCCTTCATCGGGTTGGTCATCTGACTCTCCTTCTAATACATCCGCGTCTGCGGGTGCTTCTGCTAAGTCTGTTGTAATGATTGCCAGCTCGCCACGATCATCTTCCTGACAATCCAGCACATTGGCCGAGACGTCATTCACTGTGATGGTCTTTGGTGAACCAATAGAGAGGCTCAACGCCACTTCGGCCCCACGCTGGAAGCCCTCAAACAGCTTCTTGCCGTGTTTTACTGATACCTGCTTCCAAGCCATGAGGCCCTCCTATTATGCGAATGTAACCGCGCCGGACGATTCAAAAGTCACGTTGTAAGTGGCTTCACCGTTGTATTCTCCGGCATACTCCAGACTGGCAACCATGAACGCGCCGGTATAGGTTCCAAGATCTGGAATTACGAACTGATAATTATTGAAGGCTGCTGCCCCGAACTCAGCGCGAAGAGAAACTTCTGCCGCCGAGTCAGTGAAGACGCCCGATCCAGAAATAGTTATTGACTTGATCCCCGCGCCGCCGAGCAATTCTCTAGCGTTCGCGCTATCCTTGTTGGTGATATCAACGGCCTCGTCATTCTTCGTGATCGAAGATGAACGCAATCCGCCGATAGTCACGAAGACTTCGGGATCTGCGCCGTCGCCATGCTTGATAAGAACGGCCTTACCCTTTTGTGCTGCCATATCCTTTTACTCCTATGCCGCGCTAAATGTTACGGCACCGGATGACTCAAGCGTTATGCTATAGGTCACTTCGCCGTTGAACTCGCCAGCATATTCTAGGCTGGTGATCTGAAATGTTCCGCTATATGTGCCGAGGTCAGGAACGATGAAGCTGTATGTCTTCAGTGTCCCAGTTCCCCAGTATCCACGAATAGTCGTCTCGCTGGTCGCATCTGTGAAAATGCCAGAGCCGGAAATCGTAACCGTCTGCGTACCGCCTTGCGGTAACAACGTGCGATTGCCGCTCGAATCTTTTGTTGTGACGTCAACAGGCTCATCAGACAGTGTGATAGAGGACGAACGTAGCCCGCCTATGGTTGTCTGACTGCCGCCCACGTCGGCCTTGATTAGTACTAAATTGCCTTTTTGCGCGGCCATTGCTTGTGTCTCCTACGATGTGCCTAACATGACTGCACGGAACCTCATGACCCCGTGCCTCGTTATTCCATCTGGATCGCGAATCACGTCAGCGAATTCAGCTCTCAAGTTTATGAGATTATGTCCTGTGACGGTCAGATTACCATCATGAAGCAATTGATGCAATCTTTCCATGATCTGCTTGGCTTCCTTGCTGCCACGATACCTACTCCACACATGGATGGTGACAGTCGTTTCGGTGCCGACAACATCCTTCGTTGAGTAGTCTATGCTCGCATCCTGCCCCAGTTGAACAAAGGGGTAATCGGCTGCTTCGAAGTCTGGAACGTCGTCATATACGCCAGCGCCCAGAGATGACGTCAAGGTGGAATCATTATTGAGCGTTGTGAAGATCGCCTGTTGAAGGGGCCAAATGCCTATGCTCATGAGATGATGCCCTCCTTCTTGAAGATCGCCTCTATCTTGTCTGCATTCTTTTCGAGCGCAGGCTGCATAAATGGCCGTGCGGCCATGCGAACGGTTCCGAATTCAAGAAACGCACTGTAAGGCGCTGATGAGCGAACAATTCCTATGATCTCGTCCTTAGAAACGTCCACCTCTGATGTTATGTTGCTTACAAGAAATCCTGTGTCGCTTGCTGGCGGCTCTCCTGCTGCACTCGCTCTGTGTTGCCGCTTTGGATCATACCGCGTCGAAGTCGCGCCAGTCTTTGCACCCTGCGCGATACTCGTCTGAGCCTCATTCTTCACTAGGTTTGCGGCGCGGAAACAAGCCTTTTTAGCGTTCTGGGTGGCGACAGGACCAAGGCGCTTTTCCATGCGTTTAAAAAATGCTTCCTTGTTGGTGATTTTCATGCTGCTCATGTGGCGACCCCCTCCTCAGCCGTCACGATTAGGTACTTGTCTCGCTCGCCGGTATTGTTCACGTCGCGAACATTGTACGTCTTGCCGTCGTACTCAAGGATACTCTTCACGAAGATGAAGTTAGTTGAAGGCTTCCGACAGATGAACTCCCAGACGCTCCTTCCGTCAACTTTACCCTCAAAGTAACCTTCTCTCCCGCTCTTTTGACGAATGGCGCAATATACGGTTTCCGTCGAAACGCTGCCGTCAACATAGCCACCGCCACCGTCAGACGTTCGGGTCACATTCTTGACCGTCACCAAGTGGCGCATATCTCCGGTCGACGCACTCATTATCCGATCGCCATAAGATTAGAACCACCCAGACCACTTAGGATCTTATACGATTGATACATATTCGGTACAGCGGGTGGCATAGTCTGAGCCTGCTGGTAATCCTTCATATCCCCGCGCTGGTCGTACAAATAGGCAATGTGCTGCATCATACCAATACGAAGAGGAGAAGGGACGTCGGACGCCGAGTCACCATAACCAGCAACGTATACGATCTCTATAGCGTTAGCGACGCGAAGCGCGGTCGGCCATGTCTCGCCGGTACGGAGAACAATGCGGGCCGGTTCCCGTGTCAGGTCTGAGTAATACTTTGACGCGCTCAAGGTCGTCTCCGTATCGTCGTCAGCGAACGTCTTAACGCTTGTCACTGATTGGACCGGAGAGTTCGGAAGGGATATGAAACTCTTGTAGAAATTGAGATCAGGCCCGATCCTTGTTCCCTCCCAGAGAGGATCGCCACCATGATCCGCAGAATCAAGGGACAGCTTCAGCGTTTGGGTGATTAATGCCCGACCTATAAAGTTTTCGCAGAACACACGCGCCGTCTCAATGAACGTAGAGATCAACGTATCTTCCGCACTGCCGCTCACTCGCAGATATGCCTTGACGTCTGACAATGCCAGAGGCTCGGCTGCTGGTGGCGTCACTACCGTTAAACCTGCCATGCTATGAATTCCTCTCATAAATAATCGTAAAAGCGCCCGACACATCCTGAGTACCAGAAGACGNTACAGCCGTCATTTTTATATCAGACTTCTCAGGGATAACAGTCGGCAGCGGCATTTCCATCCTGAAGGTAGCCGTCGAAAAAGATCCCTTCACCTTTGTCTGCCAGACTTTGCCGACCTCTTTAACCTCAAGTCGCCCAATGATATATTTATTGGTGGCTTCCGTCCCAGAATTGAAAACGGCCTCATACAGATAACCCGTGTAATCAGCCGGAACAGTCCAAGCCGCCAGAAGTGTTTGCCCCTCGCCCGCTGGAAGCGCCATTATCTTGTTCGCTGGAATTCCTGACGTGATCGTTCCGTAACCTATGTGTAAATCGCCCACGTTCGTCCTGACGAGCCTGCGCTCTCAACGGTGGCACGATATACCCGAATGTAAGAAACGGCTGTAGAGACGCCATTCTGACCGTTTAAGGATATAGTCTCGCTTGCTTCGTTGTAATTCTCGTCTAGCCCGTACAGCTTCAGGGTTCTGGCACCTGTGCCGCCGGATGCGTCATTTGCACTTGAAGAGCTGACCGTCAAAGCCTGCGCCGAGGTCAGAAGATCGTAATTGTCGCCAACCTCACCTATCGTTGACTTGTCAGTCCCAACCGCGTCACGGTAGCCGAACTTATTAATCGCTTTGAGATTATAAAGCTCACCCTTGCGAATCTGATAACCATACAAGCTCTGCAAGGGCATATTCGTTCCTATCCAAACAACTGAGCTACACCCGCGCTGAAAATTAGCAGGTACAGGCCCCAGATCATATTCTCTAATCTGTTGAAGCGGCTCTCTCCAGAAACTAGCCGCTCCTCAATCCGCTTGTAACGCTCCGCGCAAACCCGCTCATGCGTATCAAGTCCGTGCGCTACACCTTCCACAGTCGTCTCATCCATTACTACTTGGCTTTACTCACTGATGCCTTCTTGGCCCGTGTGGCCCTCTTAGGCGCAGGCTTCGGCTTAGGTGCGGGCTTAGGTGCCTCTTCAGCCTTCGGGGCCGGATCTTCAGAGACAATCATTTTCAGTTCTGTCGCCCAGAGGTTCGCGACGAAAACATCCATCAGAGAAATCTGCCAATCCTCAGTCGCCTCGACAACCTCTCCGGCTGTGTACAGCTTCACCTCGGAACCATCTTTATTAGCTGCTGCTGGCTTCGGGACGTCAATTCTAAATGTTCTCATGATAACTCCTCCAGAGAAAGGTCAAGGGGCAACCCGAAGGCTGCCCCCATCATATTAGACAGCGCCGTGGCGTGGGTGGCCCTTAATGACCGCCGCCGCTACTGCTGTGCCTGTGCTGTGCGTACCCGTGAAGTCAGCGACAACACGAACGTAACGCTTGCCACCGACATAACCGATCTCAGAAATCTGAGGAGTCTCGCCGTCAGCGTCCAGCGTCAGGAAGATACCGCTTGAGTCAACGGTTCCGCCGACCACAAGGTTATTCGAAGTGACGGCAGCGAATGTGCTGTTGTCGTCCGAATCTTCCAGTATGAATTCAATCTTAACGCTTGAAGAAAGTGTTACGCCTTCCGCGCCAGTGTCGACAACAATCGTTGCTGACTCAAAGCCCTGAAGATCAACACCGTCACCATTTGCATCAGCCGTGCGAACCGCTGGTGCCAAAGATTGAACAGGTGCAATATTGTTTGCTAGGTCTCTCATTGTGATACTACTCCTTAGCTGGCGATTTTTTGTTTAACAATCGCTTCGGGCAGGATCACCTGACCACCTACGCGACGGCGAGCGATGTAACGCACGTTGCCAGTAGTAGCCTGAGTGAACGGGTCACGAAGGACTGCGAGCGCAACACGATCAACGATCATGTAACCACGGCTAAAGTCACCAAACGCAACAGGGTAAGCGCCAGCGCCCACGTCTGCCATGTCTGGTGCCTCAACATAGGCATATCCGAGGATTGTGTTCGGAACGCCATTCTCTAGGCTCATCCCAGCTTGGAAGACATACTGACCGGCAGTGTCTTTCAGCTTACGGATTGCTGCGAGTGTTGTGCGGTTAAAGACGAAGCGACCATTACGGCCATACTGCGACTTAACACTGTGAACCAGCGTCAGAAGGCCATCGGCTGTCAAAGCAGATGCCGCACCAGAATTGACTTCAGATACGTCACTGTTTGTCATGAAGCCTTCAGGCTTGCCAACAGAGTTACCTGTGCAAAATGCTGCGCCTTCCGCTTTCGCGAACTGTTCAGCGAACTCTGACTGCATTTCCGCTTCGAGATCGAAGACAGAATCCTCTAGGTCTTGCTCAGAAATGTCGACCAGAGCGTAATGCTCATGTGTCGGGATCTCTTCCATGCCTACAGTGTAGCCAGTTGTTTCTGCACGAGTGCCGGATTCAGCAACCCACGCCGCTGCAAACTGACCAGTGCGCTTCGGCATTTGAACCGAACGCTGACCTGTTGTGCGAACACGAGCGATAGAGCGGATTGGTGAAATCTCGGTTACTGACTTGATGATTTCACGAACGTACTCAGGGGGTGCCAAGTAGCCACCAGTCGAATCGTTAGAAACGGTCAGTGCCTTTTTCTCGGCTGGATCAAGAGCCTCAAGGCCCTTACGAAGGAACGAATCCCAAGCCATCAGGCTTTCGTCGATCTTCTTGGACTCAACACCAGTTTGAGGACGGCGAAGCATTGTTTCAATGCGGTCCATCTGCTCTTTCTGGTTTTCCTGCTGTTGCTTTTGCAGGGTGAGCGATTGGTTCACGTTTTCCAGCGAATCCATCTTGGCTTCAATAGCCGCGATTTTGTCGTCCAGAATCGGGTCACTTACGCCCTTTTCAATGTTCTCTAGTTTCTGGTCGTAGCTTTTTTTGAACTCGTCAAAAGCATTGCCCATCTCAGAGATTGCTGTCTTGATGTCATCCATCGTTATAGCTCCTCAATGTTTAAGGGATTTGGTTAGTGATAAAATGGCGCTTGCCACTGATTCATCCACGCCAGCGTCACGCTGTGCAAACGTCTCATGGACGGCCTTAGCCGCCCTCTTCGCTTCTGAACGGGACAGATGAAAAACATCACGCAGTCCATTTTCCCATTCTCTGATGGTCATTTCTGCGCCCTTTACCGACCGAACCTTAGCTTTAGGATTCATCGGAAAAGTAACTAACGAAATCTCCATTAGATCTACTTCCTTAATCATACGGCGCTTACGTCGCGCATCATATGATTGGCCCTTTGGGGCAACACGGAAACCAATTGACAGGCCGTCTAGTGCGCCCATCTTCATTAACTCATAAGCCTCAGCACCTAATTGTGTCTTGAGTGCCAGCTTGCCCCGAACCTTTAGCCCGCGCTCGTCTTCTTCGATTGACTCGAATACGCCGATAGGCATGTCTGTTTTGTGCTGATACAGCAACTTAACCGCTTTCGGTCCTGTCTTGGCTAGGCTCTTTTTGAAAGCGCCATTAAGGATAACGTCATTGCCGAGGTCTGTATTGTTGAAGACCGATCCATAGCCCTCGAAGGTTCCAGCCTCTTCGTCGTCCATATCCAGAGCCTTAAGCTCAAGAGTGCAATCAACCGACTCCTCTGATTTGCTGTCCTGATCCGACTCTTCGTTACCCGCCTCTTCAATAACTTCTTCATCTGGCTCCGACTTTCCGAATTCGACAATGAAGGAATCCTCGGTCTCGGTAACAGCCCTGATATGCTTGGCCTCTTCCGCGTCTGCCGCCTTGTTTAAGCCTGACAGGCTTTCGGATAGCCGATCTTCGGCGTTCTTGTAATTCTTCATGTATCTGCCCGTTTGCCTTCGACTGATCTGATCGTTCGTCTCATCTGAGCGGGATCTCGGAAGCAACATCTGCACTTCCTGCTAGTCCCTGTTTACATCATATCTTCGTTTGATGCAATCACAAGGCAAAAAGCCCACGTCTTGCACAACGCGGGCGTAATTGAATGCTTGATGGTTTATGAGCCTATAGTCCGAACTTCTTAAGCCCATCTCTAACAGGACACCAAGGCTCCTTATGGACTGTAACAATAGGCTTCGCCTCGGTCTTGAGGACTTTATGCCGAGCGGTGAAACCCATCCTGCCCCGCTTCCCAGCTATCGCATTTCTCGACACTCCCAGCTTCGCGCCGATCTCTCTGTTCGACTTGCCCTTTATAATCATATCTAGGATTAGCTGTTCTTCTTCGGCTGTGTACTTCTTCCCGATAGTCAAAACGGTGGCTCCTTGGCGGTCGGATTCTTAAAGTACTCGGTAGCCCGTGCGCGTATTGCCGAGACATCAACGCGGCCATGAGTGTCCCACGTTATTTGATCCGCCCTCCGCACAAGCTCCAGCCCCCGCTCATAATTGGTTCGCCAATTCGCCGGATCTCTGACGTCCTTCATGAACTCCTCAACCAGCGTTCGAGGCCCCAAGGTGCGGGACGGCGTAAGCCGCCCCTTTCTCCTGAAATGTCTAGCCAATGCTCGCATCATCCTGATTTTCCTCGTGCAAGTTCAGCAGGACGGTGAAAAACTGCTGAATAGATAAATCAAACGGATATTTGTCGCCCTCACGCTTGTACGCAGCGTGAAACCTCTCATGTATATCGCGGTTGAGGCTTATTGCCCGTTGACCAGTAGATCCAGTCCCTTGACCGGCTGGCCGTCCTCGTCGTTTCTTCTCTGTCAATTTTACTCTCCTGTAAAATGGCCGCACCATTGCAACCGTTTGTTAAGGTAAACCAATTAGTTAATGGTGTCAACAATTTATTTTTTACGCAATCGCATAAGTAATTGAAAATAAGGGGTTGCAATAGCAAACCGCATGTGCTACATTGTATATGTCAGCGAAAAAGCTGGCAGTTGTTTGACAATCAGGAGAGGAGAGCAAATGCTTTTTCAGTATGCAGACGGTGGCCGCAAGGCCGCCGGTAAAAAAGGGGACACAGGGGACTGTGTTTGCCGCGCCATTTGCAACGCAACGGGTCGTCCGTATATGGATGTATACAACGCCTTGGCGCACGGCAACGCAACGCAGCGCAAAACCAAAAACTCCAAGGGCAAGCGCAGCCGGACAGCCTCACACGGCATTAACGTCAAGCGCAAATGGTTTCAGGACTATATGCACAGCTTGGGTTTTAGCTGGACACCGACAATGAGGATTGGTCAAGGCTGCAAGGTCCATTTGCGGGAGGACGAGCTACCTAAAGGCTCGTTGGTGGTAAATGTCTCACGTCATTACACTTGTGTAAAAGACGGCGTACTGCTGGACACTTACGACTGCACCCGCGACGGCACTCGGTGCGTTTATGGTTACTGGTCCTTATAATCTAACAGGGGCGGCTTCGGTCGCCCCATATAGGAGAGAGAGAAAATGAGACTTTACAATTTCGTCGACGTTCGGAATGCGCGTGGTGCATGGTTCACCAGCGAAGCAAAGGCGAGGCAGGAAGCAAAATCTGCCGAATCTGACTGGTGGATTATATATGCGGTCGACTTCGCAGAACTCAGCACACAACAGCTCTTGCTGAACGTCCTAAACGAGGAGCGAGACGTTGAAACTAGAGTTGTAATCGCTCAGAGCGAAGACTTCCTA